GTTTTTTAGAGGTACCTTCATAACATGCTTGAGGGTATACCAAAGGATCAAAGATTGTAAATTTATGCTCTTCATATTGGACTTCCACATCAGCCTTTTTAAGTTCTTTATAACAATAAAGTTCTAAATTAGATTGAAACGTTTTACCATCATAGTCACTTTTCTTAGCATTCCTTACTTTACTACGTCCAGGTTTACTTCTAACTTTTCTCTTCCAAGCCATAGCTCATCACATTTGTTTGGAGGTACCCTTCCAGCCCTCTATTCTTACTCCATATAAAAGCTTGACCACATCTAAGTGTTCCTACATAGCCTTGTGTTTTATGCCAAGCATCGTTAGCACAAATAGATGGTATAAATCTAACTTTAGTTCCCATGTATTCATTAAGCATTTCTTTATGCTTATGTCCACAATGTACTTCCCTAACTTTAGATCTACTCCACATAGCAGGTTGTTCTGTAGCAATTAAGAGTGGTAACTCTTGCGCTTTCTCCTTGTCTCCGTGTGTAAACATGATCATATTTATACCATACTCATAATATTTACGTGAATCTAAACCATTGTCTATATTAACGTTTTTATTATTGTGATATAAAGCATCTAAAACTTCTCCTACATAAAACATACGCTCAAAATCATGATTACCTTGTATTACAACCACATCTACCGGGGCAAACTGTGTTAAATAATCAATTGCTTTTGTAACTAAATGCCAGTACCCTCTAAAAGATTGACGCCATCGCATACTATCTTGTTGAGGTGTGCCTTTAGTTGTAGCTCTACTCATACCTTCTGAATTTAAACCATCATTACCAACCGGTAATAAAAATCTCTCTATATTTAAACCATCTGCTTTCCTATGTAAATCTACAATAGCTTGCATATAATGCTTCTCTATAGCAGCAGAAGGTTCATCAGTAATTTTACCGTAGTGTATATCCGGAAGTGATATTTCATACAGTACAGGATCTTTTGGCTTTACATATTTAATCTTATTTACTTTAGGGGATCTATTTTTTATATAGTTTAGTAACTCATCTTTAACCTGGGGCTGTTCATGCCATTGGTTGTGTGTTACTATACTATAACGTTGTTCACCATTAAAGTTTTGCCAAAATTTAACAGACTTTACATCTGCCATTGTTAATCCGTTATCTAATAAATGTTTTGTAAAAGCCTGACTCTCGCCAAGCTCATGGCTATTATCATTGTTTATACGTTCTTGTACCCATTCTTCAGAGGTTACAAGTTTTTTACATTCTTTAATAATAGATGTTTCTACTTTCCATTTATCAGCTAGGAACTGTACTCCTTTTTTTAAGTATCCTTTCTTAATTCTTAATTTTTCAATAATTTCATCTCGTGTCATTTAGTATATTTTTAAGTTCAGTGAATCCACATGTCTTACTTACTAGGTCTGATGGATCTTTAGACTGATAGTAATCAGGTATGCAAATGTTGTTAAAACCATATAAGTCACAAATCTTTTTAGCCATACTCTGGCCAGGGTTTGTAACCTTGTCGAAATCATTGTCGTATAAAATATCTATTTGGCTAAATCTTTCTTTTAGCTCATTCACTAGTTTATCTGAAGGTATTTGCATCTCACTCTGTAATGCGATTGCATGACTGCCTGCTGCATATAAACACATAACATCTTTAAGAGATGAAGTAATGATAAGTCTCTCACCTTTATACGGGAGTTGGTTATAGCCTTGTACATCTGTCTTTTTTGTATTGCTTAACCACTTATTTGTTTCTTCATAAGGAGAATAAATTTTATATCGATTCTTGAATCTAAAGGCATAAGTTACTGATTTACAAGTAAATCTAGTACTGTTTACCCAGAAATGACTTATAGGTTCGACACCAAACATAGTTAATATTTTTTTACTGACAAAATATTTGCTCCAAAACTTTGCGTCGTCTCTAGTCCACTGTCTACGCTTCTTTTTAAGTATAACTTCAGTCTTAGTATAAGCTGGTGTTTTATTTTGTCTATAAGCCATAAGACCCATAGTAAATTTTATGCCATCTTTTTTAGAACTTAAGTTAAGATTAAAATCAGAATCGATAATGTTTAACGCAGAGTAAAAATCACAGCTGTATTTAAATTTTACATAATTAAAACAGTCAAACGTGTGATCAGGAGAACCAAAATCCTTATATAGTAACTTACCATTATACGGTACTATAGAAACTGTAGGTGAATTATCTTGTCGAAGGTCACTCTTAAATTTCTTACCCAGTATTTTAAAGTTAGGGCAATAATACCTAAAAATGTCATACTCAGTAATTTTACCAAGTATGACATCTGTATGTAGGTGATCGTTGCTGTCTCTACGATCTATAGCCATTAGAAAGGACTAGCTTCTGCTGGTTCTGGTGTAGTCCAATCTTCAGTCTCTTGAATAGTGTCTGGTGTAACTAGACTTACTGTTGAGACATGCTTACCCCACTTGAGGTCTGCATTGAAATCATGGTTTTTGAACTGAGAATACTCATCATTAAGAGCCTTAACAAATAAGTCATCTCTTTGAGGTTTAACTCTGCCAAAATAACCAGTGTAAATACCTTGATATTTATCATCTTTTACACCAATCAATACTCTAAGTTGATTATTTTTAAGTGCTGCAGCAAGAGTTTTAAGCTCTGTTACATTACCCGTTACAATATCACTCATAGTATCATAAAACACAGATCCACCTGCAGCTACGTTAGCCCAAGCTTTTGTAAACTCAATTAGTTCTCTCTCACCGTCATAAGCTTTTCTTTCACCATCAGCTTTCCACCAGTCATAACTTGGTGCATCATTTGACCATGTAGATTGACCTACATTGTTTAGCCATAGAAACTTACCAGTTTGAGATTGTTTAGTATTATTCTTTAAGAATAAATCTAATTTAAATTTACCATCTTCGTTTGCAAGCCAGAACGTTACTTTATTCCACGCTTGATCGTTGCTAGTACCTGAGTATGCAGGTTCTTGCTTTACATTTACATCCATTGCATGTAATTCTGCCATAGTAGGATTAACTGCTACAACATTTACATTTGTTAGACCTGAGTAGAATTCTCTACCTCCTCCTGATACTTCTTCAGTACTTGCATTACTTTGTATTGCCATAATTAATTATTTATTGGTTATTAAAATTGTGTTAGTTCTCCTTTATGATCTAGTCCTTCTTCTATTCTTGTTACATTGTCAAAACTTTCTTGAGTCTGTACAGGAATACTAGTTTGATTAGGATCTACTTGTTCTACTGTGTCATCTACAAACGTAAAAGATAATTTTCTAACTTTTTTAGCTTTTTTACCTTTTAGTGCAGGATGCATAAACATTTGTTTTACTTCCCAAGCTTCTAAATTATATTTAGCCTGAATAGCAGATCTATCTATACCATCTTCTAGATCTTTTATAATCATAGTAGTAGTAATTTGTGCTGGTGTTTCTTGTTTTACAACCTCAGCATTGGTTGGCTCATTTGCGTCTATCATAGTTTTTGTGATTTAATTAGTCTATAAAAATTTGATCCCAAGCTAAAGGCATGGTTGCGCCTTTTAAATGTGCACATCTAGAACCTGCAGTTACATCGTCCATAGAGTTAAAAGAAATCATTGTCTCTTCTCCTTCCCTGTATATATAACCAACAGCATCTGCATTAGCACATGTAATTTGTTTAATTTTACCAGTAAGGTCTAAGTCTTTTACTGCAACTTCCTTACCTTGTTTCTCTAGCATTTTATCTTTTAGATGACCTACTAGTATGACGTGATCAGCTAGTTTATTAAGCTTATCCATCCACTCTTTGTATGCCATACGTAAATATAAATAGCCAGCACCGTTAGGTAAAGACAACACAGACAGATTCTCATTCTTACTGTCAAAGTTTTTACCCATAGGTGTTTTCTTGTATATTGCTTTAGCATAGCCCTCACACCATTCTTCTAGTTTAGATATAGTGTCAATTGCTACGTATTTATACGGTTTACCTGCTTTTATAATCTCACTCCCAATCTTCTGCAGGTCTGCAAGACTATTAGCTTTAATTTTTAGTGCATCTACCATATCAGAACCGTCTTCTAGATCTATAAGCAAACAGTTGTTTAGTAGAGATAGCATTGTAGTCTTACCTATCTTAGGTGGACCATATATTATCATATTCTTAGGCGATTTACGGCTAGCCTTAACCTTTTCTTTTGGTAATTCCATAGTTTCCATATAAATTAGTTTTCAAACCACACAGCATGAACTTTACACCCATGCTTAGTAGTATTTATTAATATTCGTTTTCTTACTTTTTGCTCTTTAGTTTGGCTAGCATCCATATACTTAGGATTCTTGCTGTTTAATTTTCTTTTCTTCATTCTTTTATTCTCTCTTTAATTGTAAATGTTGACATCTCCGCTTCATACGGGATCATACCTAGCAAGCCATCACGGTTCTTCTCCATGTGTACTGCTAGTAAACCACGAGGATCTTCGTTACAATATGTATCTGTAATACCATACAAATCATGTGGTCTTTGTAACATCATAACAACATGTGCATCCTGACCAATAGAGTCACCGCCAAACAAATCTGTTAGCAATGGCTGATACTGTGCCTTAGCACGATGTTCTTGTTCTATGTTACGGTTTAGTTGAGATAGTAATATATTTATAGTCCCCATTTTAGCTTGCATCCACATACAACCTTTTGATACTTCGTTAAGTTTTTGTAATTCTTGCTCTCTACTACTTAGTATAAGTCTAGAATGATCAAACACATTAACAATAGTATAATCTGGCCGTTTATTACCTATGTCTACATTAGCTGCTTTAATATAGTCCATATCTCTAGGAACACTATTAAAGTATATAGGGTAGTTACTATACTTTAAAACTTCTTCTTTAAACTTTACATACTCTTCTTGTTCTAACTTCTTCTCTACAGATAGTAATTCACCTACCTGTTTATTTGTACCTTTTGAGCCTGCACGCAATATCTGCTGATAGCCGGGCATCTCGAAAGACCAATACAATACAAGTAATTTTTTACCTATATTGTTATCCAATAAATCAAAGATCAATTGGTTACTAAACGCTGATTTACCTACACCTGGACGACCTGCAATTACATACATCTTACCCGGTTGTAAACCACCTAGTAAGTTCTTGTTTAATCTTGCCCATTTGGTAGGATATACCATACGTCTACCATTCATACCGTCAGTTACCTGGTGCAGTGATGCACTGATAGCTTTCCTTATGCTCTTAAATCCCCTATCTTTAAAGGGATCGTGTAATTCTGTTGGTTTTTTGTTTTGTGTCATTTTCATCTAAGTTTTCATACTTTTCCCAAGTATGGTTATTAATCCATGTTTCTAAGTTTTGCATATATGAAAGATTATGTCTTTCTATTGTAAGTTGTGTATCTAAACACTTCATTATGTGCTTGTGTTTATATAGCTTATCCCTTACTATCTTTTTATATTTTGCTTTGCATTTTGCATTAGCCTTAGAATCTGGATCCTTAGCATGTAACACTCTAACACCACGATCAGTACTCATTACTTTCATAGGATACGTAGATATAAGCTCAGCAAACATCTGATCAAAATTTGAAGAGAAAAGATCTATGAACTCTTGTCTTATAAAATGTTGATCAGGTGTTTCACCTAGCTTAATATACCCTTCTTCTTGTAACTTTTCTAAATTTGGTTTAAGATTAAGATTGTTTAAATAGGTATAACTTTCCTTGTGTATTATATAAAGATATAAATAGTCGTCAGCAGACATACCTGTCTGTTCTAACACTTCAAAATCTATATCAACATTCATATGGCAGTAAAGGTTATAAAAAGTTCTGTTATACTAATTTTTAAATCTAAAGCAAATATAATAAATTCTGTTATCATCTACAAATTATTTGTATAATTATTGCCAAACAATATTTTTCAGACTCTTTGTGGCTTTCTTGAGCCACTTTTCTTCCTGAGAATCAGCAACATAGATAATTACTATCTTACCAATTTTACCCTCTTGAAAACGTATCAATCGTCCTACACGCTGTATCATAGACAAAGATTTGCTTGTAATACCACATAAAATACCCATGTTTGCGTTAGGAACATCAAAGCCTTGATTAAGCGCTTTTGTAGAAAACAACACATTTATATCATCATTCTTAAACGAATCTAATGCTAATTGTTTTTGTTTCTTAGTCTTTTTAGAGTGATAAGCCATACCATTTGGTATAGAAGCACATAATTTATCTGTAAAATCATTTGCACCACCAAACACTAGTATTTTCTTATCTGTATTTGCTGCATATATCTGTTGAAACTTATTTATTTTATTCTCTGCAAAATCTACAATCTGTTTACGTGCTCTAATGAGTCTATAAAACTGTACTGCTGCTTGCATTTGTACACCGGTTGCAGACTTGCTAGCTAAAATTCTCTTTGCTTCGTTAAATGCATCAAAATTACCTAGCTGATATTTCCAATAAATAAACTTATTATTTATCTTTTTATATTCTTCTGCCTCTTTATCTGTAAGCTTAACAGGTACACATGTAATCTCATATGGACTTACAATACCTAGCTTTACACATTTATCTAGTGTAATCTTGTACGCTGTTGGCGCTATTTTATCTAGGAGCTCTTTGTACTCAATCTCTTCAGGTAAGGTTGCAGTCATACACAATAACATATTAAACTTATTGTTTTCAAAGAACTTACGATACTCTGGTGATAAACCTAAATGTATCTCATCACATACAACTATATTATAATGTTTATTTTTTAGTTTGTATGCACTCTGGTAGCACATAATTTCTACATTCTCATGTGATACACCCCATTTATCAAATTCTTCTATAAACTGATCTTGTAATTGTACAGTAGGGACAAGAATCAATGCATTACCACCATCTTTAAGTGCATATTGCACAGCAAGGACACCAACTCTAGATTTACCAAAGCCGGTACCTGCAATTACAGAGCCTATAAATCCTTGGCCTGCCCATTTGTTTAGAGCACTTTTTTGCTCAATGTCTCTTATTTTATTTATTTCACTCACGACGTCTTCATTTTTATTTACCATACTTTCCTGTTATTTTTTAATTTATATTTAGTCATATTATTTGCCTTCATAATAGATTTATAGTTTAACGGTGGGACATAATGAGTAGGCGCAAGTACAAACTTACTATAGTTTGTATCATTATATTTATATCTCTTACATCTAACCTCTTGCTTACCGCTATACTTAAACCAATCATTCATATCAACAACTTTAATTGCATGTAAATCTTTTAAACACTGTTCTTGTTTAATCTCTTCTATTAAATATTTACTAAGATCTTTCATATATATATATTTAGTTTTAGTTTATAAATAAACATGAGTGAGGCAAAACATTTAATATTATGGACGCTCTTATACATCCGTTAGATTAGGACCTCACTCATACTTATTTTTCCCAGCAATTACTCACTGTTACTTCGGCTTTTAATAAGCCATTTGTTACTATCTCTAGTGCAGCTTGTTCCATTAACTCTTTCATTTTCGTTGACCACCATTCTATATATTCATTTTTACATATAGTGTCAATTTGATCATGTACAGTCATTACTATTTTAACAGGCACATCAAAGTCTTTAATATAACAACGCATTAATATCAATGCTTTCTTAGTCATATCTGCAGACGCACCTTGTATAGGTGTGTTCTTACTAGCCCGCTCTATACTACCAAGTTCCATCATAGATGATTTATTGTTCCAAATCTTTGGATACCAAGTACTAAACCATCGTTTACGATTATAAGGTGGGAACGTTTTTATGTACCCAAACCTTTTACCAAAGTTACCTAGCTTATCTAAGAACCCTTTGATTGATGGGAACGCTTGGAAGTATTTTTCGATAAGGCTTTTAGCTGCTTCAATGCTGATATTAAGAGTATCAGAAAGCTTATTAGGACCCATCCCATAAGCAAGACCGAAATTAATAGTTTTGACATTTGTTCTTAATTTTTTATGTGCTTTACAATTACATTTCTGTTTCTTTGTCATGTAGACACAATTGTCTTCTGCACTGTTAATCCATTCATCGCCATACACAAGCTCTGCGCATGTGGAATGTAAATCTTCATTGTTCTCTAGTGCTTTTATCCATACAGGATCCTTAGATCCAAATGCAATAACATTTAACTCCTGTGAACTGTAGTCAGCACTAACAAAACTCCAGCCTTCTGGCGCTGTAAAGCAATTTCTATAAACATTATCTGCAGGTATTTGCTGCATATTAGGTTTACTACTGCTTACACGTCCGGTATCTAATATCTGATGAAAGTTTGTATGTATTTTATTATCAGCTGCTAAGTTTTTAAAGAATGCATCACCATAAGATGTACATAATTTCATAGCTTCTTTGTATTTTACATACTTATCTATCAATGGATACTTAAACCTGTATTTATACATCTGCTTACCATTTACATTATCTAATTTAGGGACAAGACACTGAAATACATCTAACACTTGTTTAGGTGATGTCCATTTTATATCTATTTTCCTTAAATTTTCTACAGCTGTAAACATATCAGTCTGTAAATATTTAGACACAAACTTTTGTAGTCTATCATCATTAGTAACCATTACATCCAAGATAGTTTCTAATTCTTCAGCCTTGTCTGTGTTTACCTTCTCAATCTTCTGCCAACTCTCTACAT